ATATATCAAGTCATGTATGAGAATTCAACCTAGGTACCTTAAAATACGAGGTTTATAATCTAAAACATGACTTTTCGTTACAAAATCTCTCTCAGGTACACCAGAACTGATTCTTCATCAGTAAATACCTTTTTGATTGGATTCACGTAAGAATATCCTTTAGATTCTTTACCAGGTTTATCATCTTTTCTTCTTGGAGTAACTAAGACGATATAACCTTCAGAATCTGGAGATTCTAAACACTCAATTTCAATTCTTTGAGCCCCCTTCTCCCTTTTTGAAGGCTGAGACAAAACTCTCCATTTTTCTTTCATTCAAAATCTCCTTAGGAAGGTACGTGTGTTCCCCAATACACCTTTTGACCACTTGTGAGGATTGCTTGTTTCTTAAACTTCATTTCAAACGGAGTTTTCTTGCTGTCGATTTGATCGGGAGTTGGGGCTTTAGACGGGTCAACTTTCTGCCAACCTTTAACTGGAGTTGCGACGGTTGTAGTCGTAGCCGTAGTCGTAGCTGTAGCAGCTTTTTTCTTTGCCACAGGATTGGAGAATAGTGAGCGATAAGCTTTCTTTACAGCCTCTGGCAAAAGTTTTGCCGTTCTGGTACGAGCATACCTCAATAGTTCACCCTTATCTCGAGCATCATAAAGACGCCTTAAGTTCTTCATATAATCTTCGTCAGAGGTGAGAATATTTTTGATGTCATTTACCACCCGTTCACCTAAGGTTTCCATCTGGTATTCAGTGAGTTGACGGCCATTGGCTACCTTCCCAACCTCAGTGACTATCTGACGGTTTCTCCAACCACCGAACTCTGAAGAAAACTCATTATTGAAGAGTTGAGCTTTTTGATTATCAATATTCTTCTGGGCCTCAGCAATCTTTGGATCAACTTGTGGTTTTTCAGGAACTTTTTTAGCTGTTGTTCCAATTCCATTAACCCAATCTGCAATCCGTTTTAAAGAATCTATTCCTTCTTTCAGTGCTTCAGGAGTATTGAGTTTTAACATGCTGAAAGCCATATTAAGATCTGAAACTACTCCTCCTTCTTTTAAAGCAGTGACCATAAGCTTACTGAGCTCATACTGATAGCCTTCAGGATCAGAAGCCTGCCACTTATCCATAGCCGTAGGCATTAGCTTTGAAAATCCATCTCCAGCAATTTCGATAAGATTGTCAAGAACCATCGGATTACCAGTTCTTGCCATGTTATCAAGATTTTCTTGTTGATTTACAAGCTCTTTATGTATTCCCTGAAGATTTTTAATCTCTTCAGAACCTCCGGCATCCTCAATAGTCTGTTTAAGAGCTCGAATCTCTTTCAAACCACCTGGAACCTCACGAAGAAAGGTCTGTGAGGTGTAAACGGCATTCTGCAATAGATTACCGAGCTTAGGATTTGTTTTCGTGATTTCCTGAATGTGGGAGCGGACTTCAGTAGGGATAGTCTTCCAATCAACTTTAGTTTCTGTTGATGTTTTGACTCCCTTCACGCTCCCTTCTCCAGGGCCTGCTTCACTTACTTCTCCCTCGTTACCGTCCTCTTCTCCAATACCGGCTTCATCTCCGATATTAGCTTCGTCGCCGGATTCAATTATTGGTCCAGCCGCACTTGCATCAACTTCTGGCAGTCCTACACCCACAGTAGAAGCAAGGTATAGAAGTGGTAAATGGTGTAATAGTCCTAGAATCCAGTGAAGAAACATGCTAAACTCCTTAAGATGTTTGATTGGCCGCATGTTGAAGTACGGGGGCGGCGTGTTGGGGACCTACAGCTCCTTCACCTTTAGGTGGAGGCATTGGAGGGGGAGGGATAGCTTTCTTATGAGCTAACCCATGCAGCCTTACATTCTGAATTCCTTGTGAATTACCTTTCTGCTCTTCTTTACGTCTTTCCTCTCCACTAAGCCAATCAGCCACTGTGGAATATTCTACTGTATTATTGTCGAAGTCAGGATCAATGGGAATACTAGAATGGTAAAGTTCAGGTGGGATGGGAGGAGGAATAGGCTGTCCGTCAGGACCCGTTTTATTCTGTTCCCACTGAGCCATTCCTTGAAGTAGTTGGGAATCCTGTAAAGCAGCCTGTTGAATCTCTGGCATACTTGGAGGAATTGGAGTTTCTTGAAGCAGTTGAGCGATCTCAATGAGTTGTTTATTTCTAGATTCTGCCCCAGGAACAACTAGGTCGGGTAAGCCCATCACATCGTGTCCATACTCAAGGTTATTAGGGTCAGCCATAACTTGAGCAAGAACAGGATTTCTTTCAGAAGCAGCCATCATCGTTTGATAAGTTTGCCTCTTGGCATTGGTACTTTCAGGAAATGAGGCATCCGTGTCAGCTTTACAGATTGCACTTCCTTCTTTTAAATCCTCAACTGAAAGTTCTTCATAAGTTACTGCGCCATTCTTTCCAGTTATGGAATAGCTGAAGTTATCTTCAGGTGAGGCATGTTTAACCACTGAGATAACTGCATTGGTGTAGGCTCCTGCAAAAAGTCTTTGTAAAGAACCCCATGGGAGACCCATCCTACCCATAGCCTGGTCACGCTGAATAGAAATTCCCTTTGCCGTATCGTTATCTCCGGTATCACCTCCAAAAAGAGCTGGGAAAGCACCTGAAATAAATTGAGATAGCGGTCCTTGGATGAACTGGATTAGTTGCGGGAGTGTAGCCGGTATACCCTCAAGAACAGCCGCATAAAAAGCCGATTCAGCAGAGGAGGCGCCTGGAGGTAATGCAGAAAACGGAACAATATTGCCGGGCTCAGAAATCTGTTCCCGTACAGCGTCGATATCTCCGGTTTCTGAGTACATGAAGAGAGTCGGTACACAGTAATCATGGGCCTCATGCCATAGGTTGAGTTCATCATTGAAAACATCCTGCAGTGGCATAATTCTTTTACCCATGCTAGGACGACACATCCCATCTCCTGGACCAGGAAATCCTATACTGACCCGTTCATCCATTGAGGCATTTTCTGAGGCACAGTATGCATCTCCACAAAAGGTGATTTTGATCCCATCGGGAAATAATTCTTTAATCTCATCCCTAGATTCTTTCTTAATCTTTCGATAAGATGATGGGCGAAGATAAAACTTATGTCTAGAAACCATGTGGGAGAAAGCATCTCCAGCTTGCATCAATAACTTTGTTCCTTGAAGAACACCCAGACGAGCTATTCTTTCATAAGCTGACTCACCAAGGGTTGCCATATTCTCTTTAATTTCATCTGCATAATCTGGATAATCTTCTTTTGCTTGATAGATGTCAAGTTCATCAGAAATAGTAAGGGAAACCAGATCTGTTACAGAACTTGCCGTAATCGGTACTACCTTTGTTTCTAAAACCCCATGGGCAGTTATTTCTTCCCATCCATCTTTCGTCCGTTCGACTTGGAGTAAAGTTCTTCCATCTGTAAAGAAAAATCTTGCCACATCGGATTGAATATCTTTTACATCATTATCGTTTTCGATTTTCTGCTGATACTTCATCGCAGTTTTACTAGCAGTTATATCATTAGGATTGGCAGGATTTAAAGGTTGCCAATTCAATCCGGGGGTATTCTGAATCAATGTTGAAAGAAGTGATTCTCCGTAAGGAGTATAGATATTATAAACATCAGTATATCGTGGGATTTGAATCTCTTCGTTATCTACACTAATTGATTGTCCACCTTGAGCAGTAATGAATCCTACTGCATCTGTCTTCCAATAGATATACTGTTCATTTCTCCAGTAGAATCTTTGGCGACGAGTTTCAATAACTTCCTGACGACGTACCCACTTATCAAGACCAATAAAGTATTTACAAGTTTCTTTTACTGCATCCTGTAAGTCCTTACGGCCTTTTAAAACATCATACTCATTAGCTTCAGGCTCCTGAGCACTAAGACCTTGACTTGTGGGTTCAGTTTGAGTTTGATCTGGAACTATAGCAGTTGTAGCCATTACCTACCTGTAATTTTCTTTGTTGCTTTGGATAAAACTCCAGGATGCCTAACCTTATCGGGTAAGCTACCCTTAACTGTAGCAGAATCCCATTCTGATACTGAAGATTTCCCGCCGAGAGTTTTTTCTCCCTCGGCGGTATGTCCCCATCTAGCTTGAGCTTTACTTTTCCAAGGCATACTAGAGAGATTCTACTGTCAGATTCTGCAAGACGGTTGCGGCTCCATCGGTCCCAGTCGTATGTACAAAAGCTACATGGAGACGAGCTGGCTGAATGAAGTTAAGACTTCCGGTAGTTCCAACAGTTGTTACTGGACCTCCATATCCTACAGTTCCTGCACTGGTTTGAGAGTATGATAGGAAACCATCTCCAGCCAGTGCAGTCCCTCCAGTAGTTGTTGTACCAGTAACCGTTGCTACAATATCCTGACAGAAGTGATATTGCAATACTGAAGCAGAAAGAGCAGAAGCCGGAGTTAATTGATTCTGCGAGATAATCACTGGAGCCCCGGCGGTATCTTGAACGTTGGCATCCCACAG